TATTCCAACTAATGTTACACGTAGCTGTTAAAAACTCTCCTGACGAGCAGATGATGCGTCTGAATGGGCAATTCGTGCCAGTAGACCCAAGTGTTTGGGATATTGAGATGGATATGGAGATTAATGTCGGTTTAGGAACAGGCCAGGAAGACGTTAAAGCAGCAGCACTTATGCAAACATTTGCCACACAACAGCAGATTTGGCAGACCTATGGCCCTAAGAATGGCCTGGTTAGCATGACACAAATGCGTAATACCTTAGCAGATACTTTGGCTTTATCTGGGTTCAAAAATGCAGATCGATATTATGCACCCATGAATCCAGAGACTGAGCAGCAGCTTATGGCTCAGATAACAGAAGAAGAAGCACAGGCAGCAGCACAGCAAGGTCAGCAAGGCGACCCAATGGCACAAGCTCTAATCGAGGCAGAGCAGATTAAAGCCCAGGCTAAGTTGCAGGGTGACCAGATGCGTATGCAAGGCAAGATGCAAGGCGATCAGATCAAGATGCAAGCTAATATGCAGGTTAAAGCTGCAGAAATGCAGTCTGCACAAGGTAAGGAACTGGCTGATCTACAACTTCAGTATCGTGAACTACAGCAGAATGATGACCTAAACCGCGACAAGATGAACCAGGATCTTTTGGTTCAAGCTGCAAAAATACTAGGTCAATATGGTACGGCTGTAGACGTTGAGCGAGTAAGGGCAATGCAAGCAATGCCTAGAGATGGCGGAGTTGTATAAAATGATAAGAAAGGCACAAGCTGAATATTTGCTCAAGGATGATACATTTGTTTCAGTTTTTGATATAATCAGGCAGGAACAGGTAAAAAAGTTCCTGAAGTCTGGTAAATCTGATACAGAAGCCAGAGAAGATGCCTATGCAATGACGCAGGCACTAAACCAGTTTGAGCATATTCTCAGAAGTGCAATAACTAATGAGGTTATGCAAGAAAAACGCAACAAATAGGATAGCACCGTGGAAACGACTAACCAAAGCATCGAAAGTGCAGTTGAAGCGTTGATGGCTCCAGTGGAGTCTGAGACAGCCGAAGTAGAAACTACCGAAACCGAAGTGGCTGAAGTAGAAGAAACGGAGGCTGAAGTAGAAGCCGAAGTTGATCAACCAGATGATGAAGAATCGGATGGTGATGATGAAGGTGATGAAGAATATGAAGCATCGGATGAAGAAATTGCCGATCAAGTTGAGCCTAGTACATTCAATATCAAAGTTGATGGCGAAGATGTATCAGTAACTCTAGATGATCTAAAGCGAGACTACTCAGGCCAGCAATATATTCAGAAGGGCATGAAGCAAGCTGCAGAGCAGCGCAAGCAAGCAGAGGTGGCTTATAACGAGCTAAATCAGCAACGCGAGCAACTGCAACAGTTTATGCAACAGGTTCAGCAGCAAGGTGTAATGGCGCAACCAGTTCCACCCACGAAGCAGCTACTGTCAAGTGACCCACTAGGGTACATAGAAGCAGATGCAACATATCGTGAAGAAATGGGAGCGTTTCAGAACCAGCAACAGCAATTAGCACAGCACCAACATGCTACACAGCAAGCGCAAGGACAGGCTCAAAAAGCCCACTTGCAGGAGCAAATGAACGAATTGACTAGAGCTATTCCAGACTTTGGGGACGCTACTAAAGCTCCTAAAATGAAAGAACGCCTAGTTAAACAAGGTCTTAGTGAAGGCTATAGCACTGAAGAAATCGGTGGGATAGTTGATCACAGAGCCATGAAAGTTCTACATAAAGCGATGTTGTATGATCAGATGATGGAGGGAACGGGTTCTGTAGAATCTAAGCTAAAGAAGGCCAGGCCATTGATCAAAGCGGGAGCTAAGAAGCAACCTGAATCTGCTGCCAAAAAACACAGCAAGCGGATGTCACAATTGAAGAAATCTGGCAGCGTAGCAGACGCAGCCGCATTATTGTTTAGTAGTTAAATTTAAATTATTTAGGAAGAAATTATCATGGCACAACCAACAAACACATATGATACATATGATACAGTCGGCATAAGGGAAGACCTCTCGAACGTGATCTATAACGTATCACCTGACGAGACTCCATTGCTTAGCGGTATTGCTAAAGTAACAGCAACTAACACCTTGCATGAGTGGCAAACTGATACATTACGCAGTTCTGCAGTTAATGCACACGTAGAAGGCGGGGACACAACTGCAGACGCACAGGCACCCACAGAACGTCTTCAAAACTCAACGCAGATATTTAAAAACGCTGTGGTAACTTCTGGCACTAATGATGTGGTTAGGGCTGCGGGCAGAACGAACTCAGAAATGAGCTACGCCATCGTAAAAGTAGGGCAAGAGCAGAAGCTCGATATGGAAGCCGCTTTGATGGCTAACCAAGCTCGCGTAGCTGGTAATGCTACTACTGCTCGTCGATTAGCTGGTTTAGGCTCATGGCTTAAAACCAACGTAACCAATGTCGGAAGTGGCGGTTCTAACCCTACTGGTAACGGTACTAACGCTCGTACAGACGGTACACAGACTGTTTTCTCACAGGCTGACTTTGATCTTTGTATGCAATCAATCTGGTCAGAAGGCGGCAAGCCTGACACCGTGATCTTGTCTGCACCTCAAATGAATCGCGCTTTAGGCTTCGTTGGTAACAACAACCAACGTGCGAATGGCGCTGGCGGTAAGGTTGAAAACTTACTTTCAGTCTATTTAACGCCCTGGGGGTCTGTGACTTTCCAACCAGCTCGTGAAAACCGTACACGCGATGTGTTTATCATTGAGAAGGACAAGCTTGCACTAGCAGCTTTACGTCCAATGAAGAACGAAGCACTTGCTAAAACAGGTGACTCAGAAATGCGCCAGGTGGTAGGTGAGTGTACCTTGGTTGTTCGTAACGAAAAAGCACTAGGTCTTATCGCTGACTGTACTGCTTAGTAAAACAGCTATATAACACTTTTGTGTTACAATAAGGGGGTGCTTCGGCATCCCTTTTTTTATGGAGAAAATATAATGGCAAAGATTTCAGAACAGTGGGTTGAGCAAGACAATAAGCTAATTCATATCAGGCAGCAAGATTGGACTCCAATGCTAGAACGCGCAGAGGCTATGCGCCAAAATGGTAATGCTGAGTTTGGCGAGTCTAGGTGTGTTGGTGTGGTAGATGCCGCATTAATCGGAGAATGGCTAAAAGAAGCTGGTGTTGCTTGGGATGACCCGGCAATGGACGATGTCATTAAGCGTAAAATGCTTAGTGGTGAATTTGATAAGCTACGTGTATGGGAAGGTAAATACTAATGAATTATTTTTCAGAAGATGAATTAAAGTGCAGCCATACAGGTGAATCTAAAATGGACGAAGAGTTCATGGTCAAGATTAACACCATCCGCAAGGTCTGTGATTTCCCGTTTACGGTGACTTCTGCCTACAGACACCCAACGCATCCAATTGAAGCCAGGAAGGCCAAGCCTGGCTCACACGCGTCTGGAAGGGCTATCGACATTGCAGTGCGTAATGAAAAGGCCCACAAGTTGATTGAGGTTGCTTTGGCTTATGGCATTACTGGTATAGGTGTGGCCCAGAAAGGTGGTTCACGCTTTATTCACCTAGACGATTTAGACGCAGCTAGCGGCTACTCTAGGCCAACTGTTTGGAGTTACTAAAATGGGTTTCATGAGCTTATTAGGGCCAATAGCAGATATTGGCAAGACTTACCTGGAAGGCAAGCAGGAGGTCGCTAAGGCTAAATCAGCAGCAGCCATAGTAGGCATTAAAGCTGAGGCAGATGTGAAGGTAGCAGGCGCTAGGGCAGCTAATAAGCTTGCTGATGATGGGCAGACTCAAGATTACAATTTAGACGCTATTGCTATGCAACAGATGGATAAATCTTTTCTTGATGAAATCATGATCGCTTTGCTATTAGTTCCTTTGGCTGCTTCTTTTGTAGGCTACCAGGAAGAGGTTTCAGCAGCGTTTGAGTCGTTCTCTGCAATGCCTGATTGGTATCAGTATTTGGTTTTGGGCGTATATATCGTGAAGTTCGGTATGCGTGGACTGCTCACCAAACTAATGTCTGGCAAGCTCGGCGGCATCAAGCTAAAATAGAATCAAGCTCTACGGTTAGTGATAATATGCGCTTCTCATTGTAGGTATTGAATGTCTCATTCTTGCCTACTTTGATGGCGGCTTCGTAGTTGGCTATCTCACCCTTGACGTAATCCAGTTTTTTCTGCAGTAATATCTTCTCTTTTAGTGTCACGCTAGAGCCTCATTCATTAGTATTTCTCTTCGCTTTGAAATATCTTTGTATAGGTTGCGGGTATTGATAACACTACCACAAGCCGCCGCCGACCGATTAAAATGCTTGGCGCACACCGTAAACGTAATACCGATAGCTCTTAGCTTTATTAATTTTTGGAGGTCGGCATCATTCCATAACATTGCTTCACGGTCAACTCTTTTGACCACTGGCGCAAGTCTGCCACTACCGAAACTGAATGCTGTCTTAATGGCGGTCGATACAGCTACAGCTGGAACCTTAACCTTCAACGGCTTTATTGAATCATAGCTTGCAGCGATCTTTGGTGTGAATATTAAACTCATTTTAAATCCTCCGAATTAATGTCTTCGATAATACAGTGTCCACTAATGCCCTGCTTCACACGGTCTTTTGGCCTAGTGTCTTCACCTATAGGGGGAGCCTGCTTCCCGAAAATGCGGTCATAGTTGTCTTTAAATTGCTTATTCATCGGCTTTGATACTGGCTTATCTTTTGCTGACATTTTAATTCTCCAGGTTATTTATAAAATATATGCTGATCTAATTCTAATACTACTGATAAGTCACCTGCCCAGTAAGGTGCCTGTATCCACGTAGCGTGGTAGTGTGTAGCGCCCTCGCTTATGTCTGTTACTGTACCAGCTAGTATGTGCTTAGACAGTAGAACTGACTCCATAAGCGCTTTGTCGTCTTTAGGTTTGTCGCTAAGGCCGTCACAGAACCAACTAAACTGGCACTTGTTTCTTATAGGAAACTCACTCCAGGCATGATACTTAGCTTGCTTAACTACACCACAGACAGTATCTGGGTAGCGTGGATCGGCAACACGATTCATAGTTACAAACCCTACTGCCAAGTTACCAGCCAAAGACTCACCACGAGCCTCATGATAGAGGTTCAGGGCTAGGCACATTACCGCCGCGCTAATCATTTTTTAGCACCATTTGTTTTTTCATAAATAACCCAGGCCAGATCAATGAGTTCAAACTCTTCAGTAGCTATTGCCAGCCTTAACTGAGCGTCTGCTATTTCTGCTCTTAAAGCTCGCGTTCTCATAAAAGCTTCATTCCATTTTGTAGTAATGCGATTTAGCTCAGGGTTGGATTCTTCTAATAATTTGCTTTTTTTATCCATTCTCAATACTTCCATACGTTTGCTCCTGTTTAAAAGTATCTTTATTATAATCGGATTTGTCTCCATTGCAACACCTTTATGTAACCCCACTAAACTGTTTTTAGGGGAGTTGTAATTTCTTCTTTATTTTAAGTTTATTTTTAAATATTTGTTTTATTCTTCGGAGGTAGGTTATATCGTGTCTAACAGTATCGTTATTACATTCCACCGCCTCAACTCTATCAATGCCAATACGCTCTATAAGCTTGAGGCGATACGCCACAATATTACCACCCAAATAACGGTTACATCGTGAACACTGCTTCGCGCAGTTGTGTAAATTAAAGCTTAGGTGGCGAGAGGAACCTCTTGAACGGTAGTGACCAGCGTCAAAGTACCCGCCTAGACCTTCATGTGAGCCTGTAGCATCACAGCTAATACATGGCTGATCCCTATCACGGTACCTGACGTAGGCGTTAAAGGCTGTTTGAGCTTCTACACGCCACTGTGAGGCTGTTTTGACTGATTCCTTTAGTTTGGTAAGGGTTTGTCGTTTGCGTTTGTCTGAGGCCACTATAGCGGCTTTACTGCTATGTTTTACTACACAATCCATGGAACAAAAGAACCCCAACGGAACTTTTATCCCAGAATCGACCAGGCTGTATTCCTTACAGTGGCGGCACTTCTTTTTAGCATTAGCCATTTGACGGGCCTAGAGGCAATTTCATCCAGTGTGTCACACTTATATCTGCATCTTCAAAGTCCTCACAGCCTAATGTTTCCCATAGCCCAATTTTATACTCAGGGCAGATGTAGTAATTAAGAACCTCCTGCCACATTGCGAAGTCATCTACGTCTACAGCAGCAGCTAGCACATGTCCCGTTACTGGAGGTAATCTATCCTTAACGCTTATCCATTCACTCATTTCTGTGCTTCCCTATAGGCTTCATACTCTGCCAGTGTTTTGTCGGTAAACTCAACGCCGTATTCGCTTCCTCTTGAAAACAAATACTCGATAAATTCTGATCTGATACTTTTATCAAAACTTTTTGTTGATGGCCTGGTGGGTAGCATCGCCGTTCCGCATAAACTGGCAATCCATCTATTGCCTTTTTTAAGTGGCTCACCCATACGCATTTTTTCATTAGCGAAATCCCAGGTAAGTAGCTCTTTCCATGTTTCTAAATCGTACCTAGAACCCATAGGCGTTATCTGTTTGGCAAAATCACCAATCTGAGCGTGATAACAATTTTCCTGGAGTCTAGTGCCTTTATTTTTTTCTCTGCCTAGCGTAACGATGACAGGTTCGCCACTTTGTAAGCCTTTGTTAGCCATTTCCCAGACTTCCATCATCTTGGGCTTCACATCTTTTTTTGTAACGGTAAAGCGGATATCAGCCATTAGAATCACCTAATGCAATAAACTCGCTTAATGTTAGACCAAAATATGTTGCGAAGCGTATGGCTAGAGAAACCTTAATATCAGTTCCATTTCTCCAACGAATAATTTGCTGTGGATGAACTTTAAAGTCACGGGCCAGTTGAGAGCCTGTTGTTTTTTTCAATGCCTGTGCTACTCTAAGCGAGGCTCCTGTGTCGGAGGCTTGATGTGGTTTCATGCTTTTATTCCCCTAGTGTGTTATGATTTCATTGCTCCAGTAAGGAACTTAGCCCGCATTAAAACAGCGGGCTTTTTTTTGGCTACCTAGAAAGGTATATCGCCATCCTCATCAAAGCTATTATCCTGCGCTTGAGCCGGCTTAGGTGCTTGAACTTCTATTGGGTTAAAGCTAAATGACATAAACTTCTTGCCACTTTGGCCAGTCTTGATCCAGGCGCTCATATACATACCGACATTATTTATCTCGCACTTTCCAGTATAATCTGGGTGTTTATCTGTCTGTTTGCGGTCATTCTTGAATAATGCGCCTGTGTTGTTGTTGTCGTAGTTGCTCATAATTAATGCTCCTGCATTTCTTGTAATATATTTAAGGCTGCTTGTGCCATCGCTTCAGCTACTACAACCGCCGTACTACCATCTTCATCGTCAATGAGTTCAGAGCCAAAATTAATTAACCCATCATCTATATCTATATCTTCTACTGTAATAATAACTTTTGCCATTGCTACATACTCTTGGTTTTTGAAATAAACTCTTGTTGCTTGCCTGTAAACTGCCTCCATATATGCTGCTTTTCATGTTCTTCAAGCTCTCCTAAAGCCTCTACCATTACGCTAGTCTCACCAGATTCCATGCTTTCTAGCACGATAGCGACAATATCTTGAGTTAACTTCTTGCTTACTCGCTTAAATGGTTCTTCTGGAACGCCATCCAGCCTAGATACTGGTGCTGGTGGGTTATGGTTAACCAACGAATTGCCATCATCATCTACGGCAGGGATACCAAACAAGCTCTGCAAAGCTCCCCTTCTTGCGTAGGTGATAGCTGCCAACGCACCTTGTGGGTTAACCTTATCCATAGGTAATAGGTACTCACCTTGCAGCCACTGCCCAGAACTGTGCATAAGCATTGTGCATACACCAATACCCTGACCGCCCTCTGACGTAATAGGGAACTGAACAAAAGATAAGCCATTATTAGCTAGCGGCTCTTTAAGCACCCGTATAACGCTCGCTAAGTCAGCGTAGCTAGATTTAAAGAAAGGGTTGTTGCTATCCTTTATAGCGCCACCCATTTGCGCCTGTGCAAGGCATAGTGCCGTTGCAAGGTCTGTTATTGATTCTGATTGCTTCATTATTATTGCTCCTAGTTATTTATACCGCAAAAGAATTATTGCACACATATGTAATTATTGTCAACATAAAGGTATTGCAATTTATATTTAATTGTAATAAAGTAGTTGCATATTAGAAAACGGAGCAACGCAATATGAACTCAAATAACCCAGCCAATGATGTATACGAATACGAAACGGAAATCCTAAACACTCGTGGAGACTTGTTTTGGGAGCTAGAAACCACTGGTAATGTAAAAATTGACGGTGTTGTATACGAATTGCATGAATTTATTGAGATGATAGATGACGAAGAAAAAGACAAGATTGTAGAAGAAGCATTTCTCAGGTCAGCAACACCATTAAAAGATCAGCCACATCACGCTAATTTTTATACTCGTGAGCTAATTTGGGAAATATTTTGTAATGAAATATCTGATGAAGTTATTTTTGACCATTATGTAGATGAAAAATCTGAGTATTAATTGAAGTAAACTTAACTGGAGCATGAATATGACTATTACGAAGAAAAACAAAACCTGGACTTTAGTTGACAGCAACTTTGCATGGGATATGCACAATGCTGGTAAGTCGCATAAAAGAATTGCAGACAAACTAGGTAGAACAGAAAAAGCTGTTGAAATAAACATCAGCAAAACTCGTGTTCGCATTAGGGATGAAAAGATTAATAAAGCCTGGAGTCAAGGTGCTGTTGCCGACACACCAAAGGCTCAAGTTGAAAGTGAAGATATAACTTTTAGTGGCGGTGAAATGATTGCAGCTGTGGTTGGTGGTGTCATTATCGGATCAATAGTTGTTTACTTAAACTTGTAGTAAAAAAAACCCCACTTGCAATTAAACAGGTGGGGCTTTAGAATAGATTGTGTTGGTGAAGAGGTTACAGCCTCATTCGAGCCAGCGAGAGCAAGAAAAGAACTAGCGCCAACACAGGTGTTAGTTTATCAAAAGTGTTATTACAACGCAATATTCTTTCCTCGCAGCATCGAATCCAGCAATAATATGCGGGTTTCTTTAGTGTTGCCGCCATAAAAAACAACGCTCATGCCTACTACTGGCTTTAAACGTAGGATAGCAATCACCGCCAGGACTGATGGGACTGATCAACGCAGCGCAATGCCGAGATACAAACATAGTTAGCGGATACACAATAGGGAGCAGACCAGCTCAACACGGATCGTTGAATGGTTTATGCAAATGTGGTGATTGGATTAAGCAAATAGCATACTGTTGGTTATGGTTACTTGTATAGGTATCCCAAACCATCTTAGTGACAAGTATTGCCTGAAGAAAGTGGAGCGAAGATGAAAATTATACTAAATGAGTGTGAGCAGAAGATTGCCAAGCACCTAGCAGTAAGCCGTAACAAGAACGCAAGAAGCAAGGGTAAGCCCAACACTAAGATGGGGAACCAATCAGACGCAGAGACCGATTTAGAAGGCATAGCAGGTGAGTTAGTTGTGTGTAAGGCTTTGAACCTGTACCCAGACACAGAAATAGATTTGGTTGATCTGCCTAAGTTTGATTTACTAACTGCAAAGGGTAATAAGGTTGACGTAAAGACAACTAAATACCAAACTGGCAGGATGCTTGCCACTCTCAAGAAGAAGGTCGAAGACTGTGATATTTATGTCCTGGTTGTAGGATCTTTCCCATCTTATAGGATCGCAGGCTGGTGCAAAGCTGAAGAGCTATTAAAAAAAGAAAACATCATTAATCTTGGACACGGCGAAGGATACGCTTTAAGCCAGGATCAGTTGAGGCCATTAAAATGAACCTACGACCACACCAAGAATTAGCCATTAGCATGATTCGTGATTCAATTCGCAAGGGCAACAGGAAGCCTATTTTAGCTGCACCTTGTAGCTTTGGTAAGACCATTACGGCAGCATCAATATTAAAAAGTGTGCAGGACAAGGGCAAACGCGGCATATTTATTTGTGATCGGGTTAAGTTAGTAAGTCAGACTTTAGACGCATTTACTGAGCATGGCATTGATTTTGGTGTTATCCAGGGACAGCATGAGCTACAGCGGAAAGCTCCGATCCAGATTGCCAGTATACAAACCCTTGCCCGCCGAAGAGTAAAACCTGTATTTGATTTGGCTATAGTAGATGAGTGCCACATTCACTACAAAGCGCTGACAGAGCTGATGGCTATGTATAACAACGTCATATTTATAGGCTTGTCGGCAACACCATTGTCGAAAGGCTTGGGTGTTCATTATGATGATCTACTTGTGCCTATCACCCCAAGGGAGCTGTTATCCCAAGGTTATCTATGCCCAATTGATTATTATGGCGGGCGCAATGTAAGTCTAAAAGGCATTAAAACTAAGCAGCTACCAACTGGGGGTAGTGATTACGACCCCAAAAGCCTATCAGAAGCCACAGAGCAGGATGAAGGTTTAGTTGGTGACATTGTAGAAAATTGGAAAACATACGGTAATAACGGTTTAACCATAGCTTTTACGCCAAGCATCAAGCACTCAAAATCTTTGGTTGATACGTTCAATGCTGCGGGTATCTCATCGCAGCATATTGATGGTTATATGGATCAAGAATTACGAGATGTCATATTTGCAGCTCATGCCCGTAGAGAATTTCTAGTGCTTTCATGTAGCCGCTTGTTAAATACGGGGTTTGACTCGCCAGGGGTCTCAGTTTTAATCGATGCTTTTCCAACTAAGTCAAAAATTGTTTTTTGTCAAAGGGCGGGAAGAATTGCCAGGACTAGCCCAGGTAAAAAAGTTGCAATTTATCTTGATCATGCAGGCAATGTGGCTAGGCATGGATTTTCAGAAGATATTATTCCTGAATCTTTGGATGACGGAGAAAAGCGGTATGACGAGAATAAGCTAGTTAAGAAAAAAGAGAAAACCAGTACGGCGAAAGACTGCCCAGTATGTACCCAGTTGATGGTGGGTTTATCATGCAAGTGCGGCTTTGAAATCCCGATAACGGAGCAGCTAGAAACAACATCAGAAATATTAAAGAAACTTACCCCCGAACAAAGAAACAAGACTGTATCAAAAGAAGACAAAACTGTTTTCTATTCGGAGTTATTGCTATATGCTAGGGGTAAGGGTTACAAGAACGGAGGCGGTTGGGCTTCGCATACTTACAAAAATAGGTTTGGTGTGTGGCCTAATGCTATTAAACCCCAGATGATACCGATGGGTATTATAAGTGAACCAACATTAAAATATATCAAAAGTACCCAGATAAGGTACAGTAAGCGGAGTGACGCAGCATGAGCATTGAATACGTTTCTGAAGGGTTAGGTCTCAAGAAAATGGGTGGAGAATACAAGGGGCCGTGTCCATGCTGCGGCGGTGTTGACCGTTTTCACATCAAATTGGGTAAATCTGGGAATATGATGGTCTATTGCCGATACCTATGCTCGTACAGTTCGATCATGCGTAACCTAGAAGACCGAGGCTTAATTGACAAGAAAGATTTTGAGCGTAAAGGCCCAACAGCTTCACAAAAAGCTTTGATTGCACAGGATAGGTTGGTAATGGCTTTGTATGAGGCTGATAGGAAGGTAATACCAGAACCATCACTTGGTGATTTCAGAAGATACCGATTAGCCCAGGAGCGGTACAACGCAATGGCCCCATTAAATAATCATTAATAGTTAACAAAAGTGTTATACATGTAAACAGAAGTGTT